TCAAGTAAGAACTTGTGTATCAAAAACAACTTATGCTACAGGAGAAAAATCAATAATCCAATGGGATGCTGATATTGAACAACCAAGTATTGACGAATGTGAAACTATTGTGGAAGAACATATAGCTTGGAAAGATGCACAAGACCAAGCTAAAGAAGATTTAAAAGCTAGTGCTAAAGCAAAGTTAATTGCTGGAGAACCTCTTACAGAGGAAGAGGCAGATACAATAGTATTGTAGTTATGCCATGGGGAGAGTTACTAAAAAAAGATCTACTGTTCACAGCATAACCCTCAAGCACATCAATGAAAAACTAGATCACATCCACAAAGATCTAGATCAAAATACCAAAGACATTGTAGAATTAAAGCAGCAAGTAGCTATGGGCCGAGGTGGTCTTAAAGTGATCTTCTATATTGGAGCTATTATTTCTATAATATTAGGAGGTTTAAAAATTGGAAAATTTATTTAATGGAATATGTACTTGTCATGATACTATGCTCATCTATTGCAAACTCTTGTTTGCCTCCACACATATATCCTAATACATTTCCAGATGCCTACAGCTGCATGGTGCAAGGTTATCAAAACTCATTAGACAAAATTATAAACATAGGCCCACAGGATGTAAACTCTGCTGGTATGTACATAAAGTTTGGATGTAACCCTCAAGAAATTAGGAAAGGAATATCAACATGATACAAGGACTAACTGCTCTACTACCAATACTAAACAAAGCTGTAGATCTAGTGCCTGATAAAAATAAAATTGCAAGACAGAAAGCTGACATAGAAAAAGAATTAATGAAAGCTCTAGTTGATGTAGATAAAGAACAAGCAAAAATAAATAGAGAAGATGCAAAAGCTACAGGAGCTATGTCTTGGATGCAAAGATTATGGAGGCCCTCTTTAGCCTGGGTATGTGTGTTTGCTTTTATGTTTCAATTTTTAGTTATACCAATCACTAATTGGATCTGTGCATTAAGAGGTACAACAATAGATCTTCCTACCCTGGACAGCTCTACCCTTATGACAGTTCTGTTTGCTTTACTTGGTATGACAGGAGCTAGAAGTTTTGATAAGTTAAAAAAAATTAATAACAAAAAATGAGGTTAAGAGTTTATATGTTTTTAGCTGTGTATTGGATGTTTATGTTAGGAGCTACAGCAAATATTTTATGAGGTGTTATGAATTATTATTTTACAGGCTGGTTAATTATAGCAATGGTATTGTTAGCCTTTTGTGGAGGGCCACCTAACTACTAATGAAACGATTAGATTTATCAGATAAGACACCGGTGTCTATGCCATTCAAGAATTTAATTTCTATTGTAAGTGCTTGTCTTGTTGGAGCCTGGTTTGCATTTACTGTAGTTGAAAGATTAAACATAATTGAAACAGAACAAAAGTTAATGCTTAATGATTTACAAAAAGCAAATGAGTTTATTGTAGGTGTACCTAAAGGCAACATGGTATCACCACAAATAAATGAGTTGTTCATGTTGGTGGAGTTCATCAGCAGCAACCAAGAAAAATTAAAAGAAAGTGTAGAGGAAGAAATGCCAGAGATAAATAAACTACGATTAAAGGTAGAGTTCTTGGAAGATAGACTTGAAAAGTCAGAGAAAATAATTGATAAGTTAAGAAACAATGGAACGCATCAATGAAAAGTGTAGCTATAGTATTTGCATTATTAATGTTTAACTCTCAAGGAGATCCTAATGATTGGAGAACAGCAAACGAATTTATGTATACTGACAACTTGAGTTCGTGTATGAAATTACGAAGAGAGGCTACTCGAAACACTAATGGTAAACTTACATTTAAATGCATCCAGGCAGAGGTAGAGCTTGAGGTACTTGCTATTGATAAATCATTGCATATAAATAAAATAATAAGAGAAGTTAAAAAATGATAGAAGGAAAAGGAAGTAGAGATGTAGTAGTACATTGTGCTGATACTCCAGCTGATATGGATGTGGGAGCTGCTGATATTAGAAGGTGGCATGTAGATGAAAGAGGCTGGGATGATGTAGGTTATCATTGGATCATTAGAAGATCTGGACAGTTAGAACCTGGAAGAGATCAAAGGCTACAGGGTAGTCATGCTCTTGCAGTTAATAGTAAAAGTATAGGTGTGTGCTTGGTGGGAAGAGGCGATAACTTTACAGAAGATCAGATGTACACACTTCATAATGTAATACAAACAATCAAAGATATGCACCCAGAAATCGAAGTCATTGGACATTCAGATGTGGAACCAAAGAAACCACATTGTCCAGGCTTTAATGTAAAGGATTGGTATCGAGATGAGTTCATCGGCTAAAGGCTATTCAAGGGTACTTACTATATCAGATCTTCATTGCCCCTGGGAACATCCAGATGCATTCGCATTCTTAAAAGCATTAAAGAAAAAAATTAAACCAGACTTTGTACTCAACCTGGGTGATGAGGCAGATGCCCACGCATTAAGTATGCATGATAGTGATCCGGATCTTATGTCAGCCGGTGATGAGCTGATAGCTGCTAAAAAGAAACTACATAAATTAGAAAAAATTTTTCCAGAAATGACACTACTACATTCTAACCATTCATCTTTAATATATAGAAGAGCATTGAAACATGGAATGCCAAGAGCTTACTTAAAAAATTATAATCAGTTTTTAGAAGTAGGCCCAGGATGGAAATGGGTAGATGATATTACAATACCATTGTCAGATGGATCTAAAGCATTTGCTACACATGGCATGGCAGCTGATGGATTAAAACTTGCTATGCAATATGGACTTCATACAATCCAGGGCCATTTCCACAGTAAGATGAACATACAATATTTTTCTAATCCAGAAAAATTAATATGGTCAATGCAATGTGGATGTATGACGAAACAATCTTCACTAGCTTTTGAGTATGCTCGTAATTTTAAAATGAGATTTGTTATTGGAACAGGAGCTGTCATTGATGGACAACCTAAACTTTACATTATGAGATTAGATAAAAATAATAGATGGGATGGTACGATTGTCTAAACAAAAGTTTACAACATTCATACCTCATGAACCTATCTTTCATAAGACAAGTATAGGTAGGAACCCAAGCAAAGCAAAGATGAATAAATCTAAAAGAAGAAGTTTCAAAAAGTACAAGGGCCAGGGCCGGTAATGAAATCGGTTACCATAAATAATACAAAATATTTTTTTAAGAAATTAACCTGGTTAGATATTGTTGGTGATAGCACGATTGCTGGTGAGAATGACTACCATAATATGAAGTGTGCAGAGATAATTACAGAGGCATATATCTATGACATCTTTGAAGAGGATGGTAGGGAGTTTGTAAGAACCTTTGCATCCTACCAAACAAAAAACAATGAGTTCGGATTTGGGGATAGAAACTGTTATCCTATGGAAGTGTTCGATAAACGCAGCCAAAAGGCTATCAGAGAGGCCCAGAGATTAACTTTAAGAGGGTAGCCGGTATGATTGGGTGTCCAAATAAACAACCCTCTGTAAAGCTCTTAAAATCATTTTAAAGGTAAAGTGTTTGGTATGTTCTCTACTGCACCTAATAAACCAGCACAATAAGTACCAAAGACTACATAATCATAATAAAAAAATCTATCTAGCTCTGCATCACCATCTTTAATGATACGATGCTCAAATAAATTATGCTCATGGGGATCCTGGCATTGCTCCTCTGTAACCTGGACAGGATGCATCATATACAATTCAGATCCTACACCCAGGTATAAAATCAAAACAAATAGTTTCACGATTTACAAAGTGATACTAGCTGCTTAATTATATCTTGAATTCTATCCTTCAATCTTGATATAGTCTTGTCCTTTAATTTTACATTTTCATACAAGGCTACAACCTCTTGTTCTTTTTTAGATAGTTTAGTTTGCAGCTCACCATTCAAATCTTTGTGGCCTTTGTTTATTGTTTTTAAATTATTATTTTCTTCTGTTAACCTATCTATTTCTTTTGTCTGATCAGTTACCACTTGGATCCTCCTTTGGATTTTTTAGAAACATATGCTCAATACGATCTCTATTTTTTTCAAACCAGAATTCTTCATAAGGTTTGATCTCAACATTAGATGGGAACATTGGATTGTGTTCTAGCTTTGAAAGCTCTGGATCATTAGCAGAGTAAAACTTTTGATAAGGATCTATGTAAGGTTCAGAAGATCCAGGTATTGTGATCACTACCACATCATCAGTACCATCAAATGCCTCTATTAAACCTTTGATAAACTCTTTACTAAATCTACTCTTAAAAATTTTCATAACAATTCAATGCCCCTTGGTTTAGCTGGATGTACTTTGATAAGATTATCTCTCTCAAGTAAACGCAGCATTCGATGTACATTAGAATGAACACATCCCATATGCTTTGCAATCTCACGCACAGTAGGAGGTACTCTTTCTTTTGTTTGGTAGTTCTTTATAAAATCAAAAACCTTTAATTGTTTTTTAGTTATCATTAGGTTTGGCATTGTTTACCTCATCTTTCTTCTTAATTTGTTTTTTTAATTGTGATTTTAAATAAGAACACTTAACTGTAATTTGATCACCAGCTGTTGGATGAGCTTTCTTACATAGATCCCATTTAACTTTGTTATCATTTTCAAATTGCTCAAGAAGATCTAATCTCTTTTCCATATCTTCTGCTGCATTCTGTACTATAGCTAACATCTCTGCTCTTTGCTCTTCAGAAAAAGTAATCCATCTCATATCTTCTTCAGATGGTTTAGTTACTTTTGGATTGTGTGTTGAAGAGTTAGCATCATCATCCTCACTAGGTAATCCATAGATAGCCTGTAAAGAATATCTTTTAGCATAAGTAATTGCAGATCCCAGGGCCTGGCTGTCATCATACTTATTATTTTTTGGTACAATTAAATACCTGGATGTAATTTCTGTATCACTATCCTTATGCATTAAGATTGTAGTTACATACATTGTAGTATCAACTACTCCATCGATTATCTTTTTATCGTAATCAATAGTTTGTGTGAATGCTAATCCATACTTGGCCCCTTGATTAGCTGCTGCTATTACATCTTCCAATGCAGCATAAGTAGATTTAAAGAAAGGATTTTTACTTTCCTTCTTTGCTACATTAGCCTCTTCTTGAAACTTACTTAAAGCCTCAACTATATTTTTAGTGTTGTGTTTCGTCATCGTCATCGTTTCCTTCTGGTTCATTTGGTACTCCTTTATCTATATGAATTGTAAATATTTGGTTTTGTATTTTAAGGCCCTCGATAGCTGCCATTGCAACATACTCGATAAGCTCTTCAATGAATGTAACCTCAAGCTCCAGGCCTGTCTTTTCATAAATTTTATTTCTAACAAGCCTGGCACTCTCTTTTCTAGCCAATAAATAACTATTGATTTGATAGTATTTTTTTGGATCATCCATTAATTTCCTTAATTGAAAACCTACGAGTTACTGTAGGAGCTGCACCTTCTACCTTAACCATTTTAGTTTTTGCCTTCTCATATGTTGTATGATTAATTACAAACCCATGACACTCGGCCTTCTCATTCTCACCTAGTATTTCTTTTAATCTAGTTGATACCTTGTCCTGGATTTCTTTTGATGCTTTGATTGCTTTACCAGCAGCTACATAATCATCAATAAGCTGTGGCATTTCATTGTTAGTATTGAGATCAACAACATCTTTAGATCTATTACCTTTGTAGATCCTGGATGCCTCTTTAGAATTAGCAGCAGCATAATGTAACTTATCACCTTCAAGTACACCATCAACTCTATGCCAAAATTCTACAGCAGCATCAATTAACTTTGCCTGGATTTCTTTATTAGGTTTATAAACAAACCATTGTAACTCCCAACCCTTAACTAGCCTTACCAAGATGGCATAGTTATAACCGGTAGTTAAGAGCTGGGCCTGTACCTGGAGCTTATAGATCTCTGATACAGGATCAATGGCAGCTCCGGAATAGTTTTTAATCTCAATCACACCCATACCATTTAATTCGTGGGAGGAATTAGAATGATCGATTAAGGTTAATTTACTTTCCAGCTCCATACGAGCATCAAGGGAGCTACCAATTTTTCCACCATCAACATCAAAGAAGAATGCTTTATCTGGAACATCAACCTTTATAGAGGGAGCTTTCTGTTCAGCACCTATCTTTAATATCTCATTGTGAAATAGTTTGAGTATTGCTGGTTCCAATACAGTACCAGCTTTAACTTTAGGATTGTTAGCTATGTCATTTATAACTTCCTTTCCTTGTAAGGCATTGATTGCCTTTTCCAACTCATCATTCGGTGAATTGAAACCTATGTAACCTTCATCGGTTAAAACTAAACTTGGAATAGAGCTAGATCCTATTTCCCTTCTGGCATAATCAGTAAGTTTCATTACAGACCTCCCATCATTCCATAGTACGCAGCACACTTATCTGACAACGCACATAATACTATTGTTAAAAAATACATTGCAGCTAACATCATCAAAAATGTTATGCACTCAATGGCAAATACAATTTGCTCTTTAAACTTTCTAAAAAAGTTAATCATCATTACTCCTTTGTTAAGGTGTCTAAATGATCTCATATAGTTTATCTTTTAGACACAATTTGTTTATATTAAAGACGAACATTAACAGAACATCTATCCATGTAATTCTTTACAGTAGATGGATACCACTCACCATTTCTAACTGTAGGAATTCCTCTTGCATTAAGAGCTTTAGCTATTTCAGACAATGTACTTACTCCATACTTTTTAAGCTCTGAAATAATGTTAGCAACTGATTGTGCTTTCTGATCTGCTAACAATTTCTTTTTAGCATTACCCTTTTGTGCAGCTTGTTTTAAGTTTTTAGTATTACCTAAAACAACTCCTCTTTTTTTTGCCTGGGCCAAAGCAGATTTAGTATTCTTTCTTAAAGTATCTAAATACTGTTCAGCTACAGCAGCCAAAACTTGTATCGTAAATTTATTTACTGATGGCATATCACAACAAACAAACTCAATCTTACTTTCCATAAGTGATGCTGTGAATGCCAGGTTACGAGATAGTCTATCAAGTCTAGCAATAACTAAAGTTGCTTTTTCTTTTTTACATAACTCCAGGGCCTGTGTTAATTGTGGTCTATCATTTTTAGATCCACTTTCCTCTTCCTGGAATACTTGCAGCAGCTCATCATTCTTAACAAACTCATTAATAGTTTGTAATTGATCACTAGCTCCATAACCTTCTTTGCCTTGCTTATCTGTACTAACTCTAGTGTAACCTACATACTTTTTCATTACGCAGCCTCCTTATATTTAACTTGATATTTTTTTGCATGGTCAGTTGCACCGGCTTTACCAGCACAAGCAAATCCTTCACAATCATATTTGTTATCAAACTCAAAACCTTGGTTATCCATTCTGCCAGATCTGATACCCCAAGGATATAAAACTCCAGGTACATTTAATCTGTAACACAAAAAGTTTGGGTATTGAGAATTGTGATACCAATGTGTACCAAGACCAGAGTTTAATTTAACCCAGCCATATTTATCTTTTTTAAATGCCATGTTTCCTCCCTTTGTTAATGGTCTTATATTGTTCATGTATAATAATATATATATTAAATATATATTTTCAAGCATCTTAACAAAATAAAGGAAAAATAAATGCAACCTCAATTAACCCCCATTTATCTGAAGTTTCCGAGCAAACTGAAGGAT